ACATACAGATCAGTGGTGAGTTCAGCTGCGAAACAGAAACAGACGCTGCCTATTGGATTGCTGCTACTACGTTTTTTAAAACAGCTACTAAGATGTTTTTTGGTCAAGGAGACAATGCAGGCAATCCTCCTATAATATGTAATCTCACTGGATATGGCGCCAGTGTGTTTGATAGAACACCTATTATTATAAAAAGTTTTTCAGTAGACCTCAAAGACGATGTCAATTACATTCTCTGTGACATCTATGAGACTAGAACTTGGGTACCTGTGTTAAGCACCATATCAGTCACCGTCGCTCCTGTGTATAGTAGAGAGATGTTGAGAAAGTTTGATATACAAGATTATGCTCGTGGTAGATTAGCCGAAGCCAACGGTGAAGGCAATGTGGGATATATCTAATGGCCAAATATTCTAAAAACAGTCCCTGGGCAAATACTCGACAGAACAATTTTTATCTTGATCTACTAGAGATAAGACCTGTGCCTGCAGAGTCTGATGATTTCAGATATGTAATAGAAAATCAATATCGTCACAGACCCGACCTGTTGGCATATGATACCTACGGCAGTGTCAAATTATGGTGGGTGTTTATACAGAGAAATATGACTGTGCTGAAAGATCCGATTTATGATTTTGAACCAGGAGTAGTAATATTCCTTCCTAAGAAAACAAATCTACAAAAGTTTTTAGGAGTCTAAATGGTAGCAAGATTTATTCCTGAAGGGTTTGGCATAGCATTTAAGCCCGACGGTTCCGTGGTTATAGCTAATCCCACGAATAGTTCTATACCAATAGGATATGCGTTTAGAAAGACCGAAGAAGTGCCGGCGAGACCGAGCGATCCGATCAAAGATGGTGCATCGAAACAAGAAACAAAATCAAACACTACTGCTGCCTCAGCAAAGAAAAATCTTCCCTCGCTGGTTAGAAATCCTATGGAAGTGTTTGCCAGTTCTAATATTTTGTGGACTATGGCCTGCTTGACTCCGGAGCAGTTTAACGATCCAAAATTATATCGAAACACTCCTGGAGCATTGAAGAATTTAGTGTTTTCGTCTGCTGGCAGATTTGATGCAGATAGGGTATCTACATTTTTTGGATCTCCTGAATACTATGTTAATAACTTTGTCATGCAGACGGTGATAGGAGCCAACGAAGCCACAGGCAACAGTAATGCTGTGAAATTCTCGTTTGATATCATCGAACCACACTCTATGGGACTGCTATTACAGAGTATGCAGACAGCAGCAATCAAGGCAGGGTACCTCAGTTACTTAGATAATGCACCTTTTGTGTTGCGGATGGATATTCAGGGATTTAGTGAATTGGGGCAGAATTTATCTCAGATCAAACCCAAGTATTTCGTAATGAAACTTTCCTCTACGAAGTTCACAGTCAACGAAGGTGGCAGTGTTTATAAGGTAGAAGCAATACCTTATAATCATCAGGCTTTTTCAGATTCAGTCAACACCACATACAGTGACGTCAAGATATCTGCCAGCGGTAACGGTCACGTGTTTGATCTCTTATCAGGCAGTGATACCAGCCTTATGGCCTATCTTAATAAGAATGAAGAAAAACTTAAGGCTGAAGGAAAAATCACAGAAAAAGATGAGTATGTTATACAGTTTCCAATACTTTCCAGTGACTGGCAAAGTTCAGCAGGTAATCAAGCAGAAATAAAAAGAGCCACAGTTGATCCCAATGATCCTTCAGCATTACTAAAAACTGCGGTCCAGGCTTCTATGATTAAAACAGATCCGCAGTTGTTAGATAAGAACAGCATAGCATCTGCCAGTTTGGGATTTGATCAATCATCAGGTGGACGAGCAGTTTTTAAACGTGCCGGTGATCAATACGATGAAAAAACAGGCGTGTTGAAACGAGATGGTATGACTATCGATCCTAAAACTCGAGCGTTTCAATTTGGACAGAGCCAGTCGTTGACTTCGATTATCAATCAAGTGATTCTTAGTTCGGAATACGCTACTAATGCCCTAGAACCTAAATTTCTTACTCCGCAGGGATTTATCAAATGGTTCAAGTTAGACATACAGATTGAATTGCTGAAATTTGACAAGTTGACAGGTGACTACGCTAAGAAAATCACATACCGAGTAGTACCGTATTTGGTGCATCAAAGTATATTTGCTAATGCTACATCGGCTCCTGTGGGCTATGCTGAACTAATGAAAGATGTAGTTAAAGAATACCAGTACATCTATACGGGACAAAATGTTGATATTCTCAGTTTTAATATCGAAATTAATAATTTATTCTATGCAGGGGCTAATCCTAAACCAGAAGCAGAAGCTGCAAACACCGGCAACCAAGATCAAAAAGCAGCAGAAGTACGACCTTCTTCTACTAAAGCAGGTAAAGGTCAGGCCACAGAAGTGCAGTCAGCACAAACAGGACGGGCTAGACCTAAACGTGATCCTAGACTGCTGAAGGGATATAAAGGCGGAACGGAAAATAAAAGTGTAGAACAGAACGTAGCTGAAAATTTTCAAGATGCATTTATCAGCGGCAGTAGTGCAGACATGGTAACTATTAATCTTGAAGTTTTAGGCGATCCTTATTGGTTAGTAGATTCGGGTATGTCTAACTATTTCACAGGCGCACCAAGCCCAACTGCTCAGATTACCGACGACGGGACTATGAACTATGAAAGTGGCAACGTCTATATCTACATATCATTGCGAACTCCTGCAGATGTCAACACTTTAACAGGATTATATGACTTTTCAGTTGCAGGTAAAGAAAGCCCATTTGGCGGTATATATAGGATCGTCAGCTGCGAGAATCAATTCAATGACGGCAACTGGAAACAGAAACTAAAATGTATAAGAATGCCAGGCCCGCAAGGACCAGAAGTTAATGAAACTGTAACCGGAGACAAAGCATCTGTGGTAGACAAAGCATCCACTCCTGCTGTTGAAATAGGTGACAAAGAACCACCTAAAACATCTCCGATTGATAACAGCACCGCTACAAATGTAACCGGCACCAACGCAAATACAAATACCAGCACAGCTACCAACGGCCAACGAGCCACAACAACTACATCTAACCAACCCACTCGGGTGGTGGGATTTAGATATTACAGAGACTTAGGACAAAATTAATGGCAGAATTATCCAGATCGTCAGTCGACGGCGCAGACAGAAGTGGTGGGCTTACCACTGGCATTTATATCGCTAGAGTTATCAGCCATCTTGACCCATCTTTTATGGGATCAATTGAAGTTACTCTGCTAAAAGATCAAGCCAACGCTGCGGGAGATGACAGTCAGACTTTCATTGTAAAATACGCATCTCCGTTTTTCGGTTACACTCCATTTGAGTTTATGGGAAATAACGATGGAACAAAATCCACCATTGATGGATTCAGCGACACACAAAAATCATACGGTATGTGGTTTGTACCACCAGACGTAGGCGTCAACGTATTGGTGCTGTTTGTAAACGGCGATCCTGCAGCCGGCTATTGGTTTGCCTGTGTACCGGGTATTAATATTAATCACATGGTACCAGCTATCGCTGGCAGTACAGTAAACAGCCTAGATGCCGAAGATAAAAAACGATACGGAAACACCACCTTGCCGCTGCCAGTAGCAGAAGTCAACAAACGCATTAATGGTGAAACACAAGAAATTGATCCGGAAAAATATCCTAGAGTAGTACACCCCATAGCAGATCGATTCCTTGAACAAGGATTGTTAGAGGATGATGTTAGAGGATTCACAACTTCATCGCCAAGGCGAGAAGCTCCTAGCATGGTATTTGGTATCAGTACACCCGGTCCTCTTGATCGCAGAGCCAGTGCAAAAAAACAACAGATAGGCAAGGCAGACAGTGTAGCCACAGTGCCAGTGAGTAGACTAGGTGGCACACAGTTGGTTATGGATGACGGCAATGATAGATTCCACAGAGAAAAATCTGCTGCTGAAGGACCGGTAAAATATATCGATTTATTAGATCCTGCTAATCAACGAAAAGGCGACACAGGATCTCCAACGATTCCAGCCAGTGAATATTTTAGAGTTCGTACTAGAACTGGTCACCAGATCCTGATGCACAATTCAGAAGACTTGATCTACATAGCGAATGCTCGAGGCACAGCATGGATTGAACTTACCAGTAACGGCAAGATAGATATATTTGCTGAAGACAGCATCAGTGTACATACTCAACAGGATCTCAACATACGTGCTGCTCGAGATATAAATTTAGAAGCAGGCAGAAATATCAACATGAGAACCGAATCAGGCAAGTGGCATGTGGAAATAGCCACCGACATGGAGTTCTTAGTTAATGCCGATGCCAAACTCACAGTGGGTGCTAACCTTGATATATTAGTAGGAGCCAAGACCAAGATATCCACTAATAACGATTTAGACATTGCGTCCGGAGCAGAAACTAAGATTAGCTCTACTTCAGACATAAATCTTGGCAGTGGTGCTGAAGTTAAACTCAACGGTACTAAAATCAATTTCAATGGTCCGAATAACGCAGAAACTGCTGAGGCTGCTGATTTTGTGAAGCCATATGATCTCAGAGACAATCCAGCTACCAGCACAGCAGCCGGTTGGGACAAGCGGTACCAAGCCGGCATTGTGAAAAGCTTCATGAAGCGCATACCTATGCATGAACCCTGGGCATTACATGAGCATAGAGCACCTGACTTATTGACACCGGATAAAACGGATAGGAATACTTAATTATGGCCACAAGACTATACAATCAACAAACAGCAGCACAGCGTTCTGCTACAGTGACTCAGAATCAAGGGCAATTCACCTACAAAGGATTTAGCTCTAAAGAAGCGAATAAGAATTTTAAACTCTACGACATTAATCTTGTCAAGCAGGATTTGATCAATCATTTTTATATCCGCAAAGGTGAAAAGTTGGAAAACCCAGAATTTGGCACCGTGATCTGGGACATGTTGTTTGAGCCATTTACACCCGATGTAAAAGAAATTATAGCCAAGGATGTAGAAGCTATCATAAACTACGATCCTAGATTTGCAGTCACTGAAATTAACATAGACAGCACAGACCAGGGCATGCGTATACAGGCAGACTTAGTGTATATTCCGTTTAATATCACAGAACGTATGACCATGAACTTTGACAAAAACAATAGTGTAATTAACTAAGCAGTTTATTTTTAAGGGTAAATATTGGTATGACCACAACCAGCAGACAAAACAATCTCATACTAAATCAAGATTGGACTCGGATCTATCAGACGTTTAGAAACGCTGATTTCCGCAGCTACGACTTTGAAAACCTGCGTAGAGTTATTATCACATATCTTCGTGAAAACTATCCAGAAGACTTCAATGACTATATAGAATCGTCGGAATACATGGCATTGATAGATGCTGTGGCATTTCTAGGACAGAGTCTGGCATTCCGCATCGACCTTGCCAGCCGCGAGAATTTTATTGAATTAGCAGAGACTAAAGAAAGTGTTCTGCGCATAGCTCGCATGCTTAGTTATAATGCCAAGCGAACGGTAGCTGCCAGCGGACTGTTGAAATTTACCACTGTGTCAACTACTGATACTATAATAGACAGCAATGGAAAGAATCTTGCACAACAGTTAATAACATGGAATGATCCTACAAATAATAATTGGTTAGAACAGTTTCTCACAGTGTTGAACAGTGCTATGGCAGACAACACAGAATTTGGTCGCAGTCAAGGCTCAGCTACGATACAAGGGATCCCCACAGAACAATATAGATTTCGCACCGCGACTGCAGATGTGCCGTTGTTTTCATTCTCTAAAACTGTGGCCAGCAGAGGTGTAAGTTTTGAAATAGTCAGCACTGCTTTTAAAAACAGTGAGAACATTTATGAAGAGCCGCCAGTACCGG